TAGTGGCAGCGTTACCAATTTCGTAATTAAGTAGGAGCTTAAAAGATGGCGAGTGAATTCATAATGAACTCGTTGCTTCACACCAACGAGAAAAACCCCCTTCCTTGGTCTATCCACCCGGATACCGACTTGGTGGTGGTGGATGCGAACGGTGCGGCGGTCGCGAACTTTGAGGTAAGGCACCAACACAAGGGTGTACTCGCGAATTGCGAGAAGAATGCAGACTTGGCTGTGCGATCCGTTAACGCATTTGCCAAGCGCGGAGGGGCAGATATCCGGCGGCTGCAGCAGGTGGTCACCACTTGGGCGGACGAAGTGTTCCCGCATAGAAAGACACCCGACATTTTGCTTAAGCTCTACGAGGAGGTGGGTGAGTACGCCCGTGATCCGAAGGCGGCGGCAGAGTTCGCGGATATAATGATTTTGCTGCTCGATCTAGCGGCGATCAATGGCATCGATATTCAAAGGGCGGTTACCGAAAAAATGGCGTTGAACGTTGGACGTAAGTGGATCGTGGACTCTCAAACCCGTATTATGAGGCATACATATGATGAAAACCCGTAATCAAGTATTCGAGATCTGGTACACGCGTCGGTTTGGCGAGTTACTAGGCGAACAGGACTCGCACACCAGAGAGTTCGTGCGGGAGATATGGAATCAGGCGCTCAGTCGTGCCGTGGATCACTTCGAGTTCGAGAATTTCGAACCTCTTGAAAGTGGACAGATCATCGACCGGCTTGAGCGTCTTAAAGCGATAAGGTAATCAGGATGAGTTTTTCTCTAGCTGAACAGCTCCGTGCTTCGCACGTTAAACGGTGGCAGATCGTCAACGTTTCGCGCACCCAGAATCTCGCGGAGCATCATTTTAACGTCACCCTCATTGTCGGTCAACTCGCTCGACACTGCAGGGACAAGCGGCTGCTCGACCCCCAGTACGCGTTGAGGCTCATGTACTGGTCGCTCTCGCACGATATGGTCGAGGTTCGTACTGGGGACACCCCGACGCCCTACAAGCGGGTGTTAGAGCAGGTGGGTGGGCCGGACATTATCGACAAGTCCGAGGAGGTCGTGGATCCCGAGTACATTGCCGACAAGCGTCGGATCGCTGGGACGCCCATCGAAATGTATGTGGAGATCGCGGATTTGATCGAGGCGATTTGGTTCCTGAGTGACCATGGAATTGGCAAGAGCGCAGTCGCCGTCCGGGCGGGGCTCGAAGCGTCGCTCGACCGATGTGTGCAGAAGTGGCGTGGGGTTTTTAGGGAATTGGATATTGATTTCGCGGTGTGCCGCGTAAGTGAGGAGATCGGAATATGAAATGCGTTAAATGTGGCGGTATCACCCAGGTCACGACCGTGTACCAAAACGCGAATGGTGGAACGCGTCGCCGCAGGGCATGCACGGTCTGTCAATTCCGATTCACCACGCGCGAGTATCCGTCGATCACGGATCCGAAGCTCAAAGAGTACTATTTGGAGACAGATGTTGACACAGATACCCCGCCCGTGATATAATTCGGGTCTTAACACACATAGAGGAACTTAATGACCCCGATTTTTTACAATCTCCACCAGTCCTGCGACTTCGACTTTCCGTCTTATCGCAAGATCCCGATGTTCGTGCGACAGGCCGCGCGATCACTGGTTACCGATTTCGAGCCGCTTAAAGACGTCGATTTGATCACCGCGCATTCGGTTGAGTACGTGGTAAACGTGTTCTTGGGGAAGATTTCTAACGGATTCAGAAACACCGACTCGACGCTCAACGAGACACTCAGGTACACGAACGCGAACTTCTTGGCTGCGACTCGGCACGTGAGCGAGAAGAAAACGGAGGTCGCATGCTCAGCGACCCAGGGCTTCCACCACGCAGGGTTCGATTTCGGAGGAGGGTACTGCACGTTCAACGGGTTAATGATCGCGGCGCTCAGCGATGGAGTGATCAAACCGGCGCTTATTCTCGACGGTGACGGCCACTACGGGGATGGGACGGACGACATCATCGAGGCGCTGGCTATGCGCGACCGAGTGCGGCACGTGACGAATCTTGATATGCAATCATTCGTCTCGCGCTACAAGCCGAACGCTTGTAACTGGGAAGTGTGGGCCTCCGGCTTGATTTCGTCGTCGAAGCCTAGTATAATAATGTACCAAGCCGGCGCTGACGCATGGATCGAGGATCCTTATGGTGCGGGGTACCTCACTCTTGAGGGTCTGCGGAATCGTGACCTCGGGATCTTTCGCGCAGCCAGGAAGTCCAAGATCCCTCTCGTGTGGAATCTCGCCGGTGGATACTGCAAAGATGTTCAGCGCACGGTAGACGTGCATATTCAGACACTCAAAGCCAGCGACGAGGTGTACTATGGCGGGACCTAGGAAAGCACTCACATTCTTGGACCTTATGGGTCATGCCGGAGCGGGAACCCGAGAGTTGGCAAATATCCCGGGGGCGAAACGCATCCCGGAATCTTTCGCCAGAGCGCAGAAAGGGATGGTTCCCGCCGAGGTTATTGAGCAGTACAACAAGGATGAGATGTTCGGGAAGGACAAGAAGACGGGTGTAGCGAGGCAATTGGTCCAGTTGCCAAGCGCTAAAGCTCCCGCGTTGTTGGTGAGCGACCGGGCGCGCATGACACAAGGAAAACTGCCGCTGCACTCGAGGATAACGCAACAGGTGATAAACCCATCGGACCCCTACAACCCGTTGTCTGAATTTTCGGCAACCCCGGGTTTCGTCACACCTCCTGCTGAGGAGCTTTACCGCCGGATGTACGATCGTGCCGAGAATGCACAACGGGCGAAAATCGTTCCGGATGATGTCGGTGTGTATGATATTGGGTCGTTGAATGCTGGTCGGTTGGGGAAGGAGGGGTTCGGTGCTATGCAGTATGCGGCACTCTACGACCAACTTCGTGCCGCAGGAGCTTTTTCAGGTCCGACGGGCCTCACCGATATCAACGAATTACGCAGGCTGGGTAACGTGATGTCCTACGGTCTTCGGCATGGTGACTACGAGAACATCGCCCCGGTTATAAGCTTTATGAATAGATCGCCCCAATTATTTCACCGCGCGGAATATGCGGACTGGTTGGCTCGCCCCTTGATGGACATCTTGCAGCAGGGTAAAGGCGATCCGATTTTCGACGCAGCGGTGGCGTTGAAACCCGTGGACTTGGCGAACATGACACCGGACCAGATCACCGGGGTGTTGGGTCTAAAAGAAGCGCAGTTGACTCGCGCCATAGGTCCGGTACGTGAACCGGGCATGCTCGAGGCGGCCGATCCGAGATTGCTTCGCCACTTAGCGGTCCCCGCTCTTAAAAATCCTAGTGCCGGAGAAGTAGCGAGGGGTATCGGTCCCAACACCCTGGGCCGTGCGGCAACGGTGGAGCAGCTGATCGAGAAGATCCTCGCGGGGCGCACCGGAGAGGAAGCTGCGGAAGAGATTATGGATCAATCAAAGCGTCGCGGGATGAATCTGGAAGAAGGGTTTAAAGGTCGTTATAAACAAGGAGGGTTAGCCCGTGCAGCAATCATCGGTTGATTTAAATGCAATACTCGAGGAGCGAGGCTCCGAATATGGCGATTTCACCGCACAGGCGCAGATCTCCCAGGCGCTGCAAGACATTGCTAGGGCCGGGTGCAGCTACACCTCGACGGAATCCTACCAGAGGGAGGCACTCGCAATGATTTTACACAAAATCTCTAGGATCGTTAATGGAAACACACGGAACGTTGACTCATGGGCGGATATCGCCGGATATGCCACACTCGTTGCAAACCGACTACAAAAGGGAGGGGGGATTGACAGATTGTAGCACCCGTGTTATAATAGAGTCTCCAGTAAACAAACCGATAGAGGACGAAAATGGCAAAGAAGACACCAGTAATCACCGAGCAGATGGTCGACGAATTGGCGCGGGTCCGCCAGCAGCTTGCCGAGCTTGTGGCGCAGGAGAAAGCGTTGAAGGAGAGCTTTCGCGAGGCGGGTGCAGCCGTCTACAGGGGCCGACAGTTCCAGGTCGAGATTACATTCTCATCCCAAAGTCGGTTAGACTCGCAAGCGGTGAAGGATGCCCTTGGGCCGAAGTGGATTGCCGAGCACCAGAAAGCGGTGGAACTAATGAATATCCGCTCGATGGTCCTGGTGCGATAACGCCCCGATACGTGACGACGCGTAAGGGGGTCCGGATCGGGTACACGTACGTACCCCGTCCGATTTACGATCAAAGCGGTGACATGGACCGGCTGCAAACCGCGTTGCTGCACCGCCGTACAGACGCCTGGGTTTGGGCGAAGGATCTCCTGGCCTACGCGATCGGGATAGCGGCGCTTCTTTCTTTATTTTGGGCCAAGGACCTTTATCAATGGGTAGACAGTCTAATTTAGCCGACAATTCGACCTAAGGAGGAAAGTTTAAAGAAAACAACACTTTACTACCGTTCGTCGGACGACTGGCCAGATCCATTGACAAGTTGTCCCACTGGTATTATAATAGAGGTTCATCAACCACAATAGAGGACAGTAAAAATGGCACACGAACTCGATTTTTCAAATGGTCGCGCGAACATGGCCTACGTCGGTCGTACTCCTTGGCACGGGCTGGGACAAGAGCTTGACGCGAATGCGACGCTCGACACCTGGATCGAGCAGGCGGGGTTTGACTGGGAAGTCAAGAAAGGCGCGATTCAGTACGAGGTGCGCGACGAGGAAAATCACCCCGTCTGCGTGAACACGGTTCCAAACCGCTGGGTGCTTTATCGCTCAGACACCGGCAAACCGCTTTCGGTCATGTCCTCGAACTACAACATCACCCAGCCGCGCGACGTGATGGAGTTCTTCCGGAACCTGATCGATATCGGCGGGTTCAAGATGGAGACCGCCGGAATGCTCCGTGATGGTGCCACCTACTGGGCGCTCGCTCGGATTGACGATTCGTTCGACGTCGGTGGCGGCGACACGATCCGCCCCTACGTTCAGGTCGCGACCTCGTGCGACGGAACGTTGGCGAACGTCGCCCAGTTCACCTCGGTACGGACCGTATGCCAGAACACGCTGAACGACGCGCTTCGCGAGTCCCAGGGCCAAGTCCGCATCCCGCATTCGACCAAGTTCAACGCAGAACGCGTGAAAGCGGACCTTGGGCTAATCGGCGGGACTTGGGAGCGGTTCAAGAAAGATGCGGTCGAGCTTTCGAAGCGTACGGTGTCTAAGGCCGAGGCGACCAAGTATTTCCTCGACGTGCTCTACCCCGACCAGGAAGAGGTCGACCTCGACGCGCATCGCCCGATGCTGGAACTCGTGACTTCGATTTACTTGAACGGCATCGGCCAGAACACCCGCACCGCGAAGGGTACGGCCTGGGGACTGGTGAATGCGATCACCCGGTTCACGGATCACGAGCGTAAGGCCACGAGCGCAGATACCCGGCTGCAGTCCGCTTGGTTCGGTGCAGGTGCCCGGATGAAACGAAATGCATTGACTGCGGCGCTCGCTCTGGTATAATGTCAAGTGCGGACCTCTTCTCGGTCCGCTTTTCCTGTTTTAAGGGTTAAGGACGCTTCGGGGGGATCCGCGCAGGGTTCCCCCGTTTTTTTCAGATATTAATAGAGGTCTCTACACCAATGGTCACCAAAAAAGGTAAGCTTACCACCCCGCCTATCGACGATCATGAGGCGTTGACGTTCAAAAAGCTTGACGCAAGAAAAGCGTTTGGGCAAGTCGGGCTTCCTCTCCCGCTTGAAGCCTGGATCGAGGAGAACACCCCGGAACCCGCGAAACCTGCCCCACCCGTTAAAAAGGTTTACACCCGGGACGAGGCCATCCACGAGATCGCCTCCTTCGAGTGTGAGGGGCTGACCGCGTCGCAGGTGTACGAGATGCTCGTGGGGTCCACGATGCCGTTGCCTTTCAAGACGAACGCGGTATTGGCCAAAATCCTCGCCGAGTGGCTCGGGGTGGACGAGGTTCAGGTACACTCGACCAACGACTGCGTGAAACGCTGGTTCGTTTCCGCTGAATCCCGGGTGTGAAGAGCTACATCGTCGGTTAAAGGAGAAGAACACATGAACACATATCCATTTGCAGGAGAAATCAAAATGGAAAAAGTAATCAAAGACGGTAAAGAAGTGATTGAGTGGGAGCCTGTACCGCTACAGTCAGATCGTTTTAATGTTGATCCTGTCACGGGTAATGTGGGCATTGGCACACCAAGTCAAGAGTTGATTGCATACACCTTCACGCCCCCTGGCAAAGAATGGGCGCGTATCGACAAAGACATGAACGTCACTCACCTTGACATGGAACTATGCGCAAAAGGCCCACACAACGCCTACAGCGCATTGGCTGTGGCAATTTGGAATAAAGCGATTGAAACTGAGCGTGAGGAGTGCGCCCAGATTGCTGATAGGTGGACTGACTACGATGTAGAGGGCTTAGCAGTAGCCATCAGAGCAAGGGGAGTTGATAGATGAGCTACATCGTCGCCTCGCTTCCTCCACAGAAAGTGTTTGTGCGAAAGGAATTCCTTTATAACTTTGAGAAGGGTCACGGACAGCTTGAGCCGGCCATTTGGATTAGCTTGAAGGCGCTACGCGGTCAGGTCTTCAGGATCGAATCCTTGCTGCCCAACTACTGCGCCTTGTATGACAAACTGCCCCTGCATGCTTATGTCTGGAAAGAGAACCATGGCGACCTGCCGATTGACATGCTGCAACTGTGGGATTGCATGGGGTACCGCTTCACGGTCGTCGAGAAGATAAGTCTACGCAATTTGAGCGCGAAGTTTTTGGACAAGCACAAGGTCTGGCACTTTGGGCGTTACCTGTTCACCGTTGATTTCTGCGCGGAAAGTATGGATCTTGACACGGGGTTTACGGAGCAAGCCGAGGAGCATAAAAGTTTTAACTTCCTTGCACTTGACAATGGTCAGTTTGCTGCTCAGCCAAATAACCGCTGTCTATGGTACGACCAAAGTCTAACGCCCTCTGAGACAAAGACACCGGACTTTCAAGCCGCAAAAAATTTTTGGTCGGTCGATGGCACACGCAAGTGGGCCGCAGGAAGTGACTGGTTTTACGATTTCCAGGAGCGAACATGAGCAGAGAACTTATGCAGCAAGCGTTGGAGGCGTTGGAGTGGAACTACAACACAGATTTGGACAACATCTATGCATGTGAGCAATGGGCCAAGATTCTGAAAAAAAACATAGCGGCACTGCGCGAGATGCTGGCGCAGCCGGAGCAAGAGCCGGTGGCGTGGATCAGCGAAAGCGAAAACCTGCTGTCATGGGACAAGTTCTATGACCATATGAAGCCCCTCTACACTGCCCCGAAGCCAGTACAGCAGCCGCTGAAGTTGCGAGAGATTGAAAAGTGCATCTATGACGCAAACAACGACCTTATTGTTGCTTGCAGGAATGTCGAAGCCGCCCACGGCATCACAGGAGACGCCTATGAAAGCTGACCGTGAAGTTATGCAGCAAGCGCTGGAGGCGCTGGAGTCCGACAACCCCGACATCCAACTACGGGCAGCAGTCGCCCTTCGCAGAGCACTGGAAGCAGAACCCGAAAGGCTCTTTAGCTTGCAGGTTGGGGCTAATTTTGTGTTGCGCCGAAACAAGAAGGCGTACACATTGGTTGAGTTGCAGTGGACCCCTGGGATGGGAACACAGTATATCTGCAAGGATCTAAAAACTGGAAAGATCGAACGACTGCACCATAGTGTCCTGGTAGAGAAAGACAAAGCTGGAAAAGGAGTATGAGATGGACGAAAGCCACGAGTACCAGAACATACCGTTCATCCGATCCGACGAGCGGTGGGTTCGAAATCCGCCTTTGGCTTGACAAAGTATTGCACCGGTGTTATAATAGAGGTTCGTTAGTAGTAAACATTAAACCCTAACCGATAGAGGAAAACGAAATGAACCAAGCCACTACCACAACCGCTCGTTTTATCCCCACCGACGAACTCGTGTACGTTCTTGCCAAAAAAGGCGGCTGGTCCACTGTAGTTGATGTCGCTGGGGTAGGGCGACCCGGCCGCGAATTTAAGGTCCGCAATTCCGCGCTGCATGTGATCGTTGAGACCCCAGTCGAGCCCCCAGTCTCGGCCGAGGACGTTCCCGCACCCCAGACCGTAGTGCGCAGCCATGATGCCGATGGCACTGGTCCTGTCGCGAAAATGAAAGCCGAGAAAGCCGCAGCTGCTGCTCGCCAAAAGCACCACGCCGCAGTCGCGAAGATGAAAGCCGAGAAAGCCGCAGCTCCTGCTCGCCAAAAGCTCCCTCTCGACCAGCGCAAGAACGGCGTGGTGGATTCGCTCTACCTGCAGTTTTACAAGAATTACAGCAAGACCGTGAACGGCCAAGTTGTCCGCTCGTTGGATAAAGGCGATTTCGTGGCGGTCGAGCTTCGCAAGTGCGAGACACTCGAGCAAGTGTACGATTTCGTCGCGAGCCAGATGGGACTCTCCCGTGTCGATTTGGTCTCCCGGTACGCTCACCTGAACACCGGCATGCAGCGCATGAACCTCGGCAACATGCTGCGCCGCTACCTCAAAGGAGCGTGATGACCACAAAACCCGCAAACGTCCGGATCCGCCTCGCGAAGGGGCGGTTTGCCGGTGAAATGCTGTACCAGGGTCGAGTCTACAAGTTCGACTGTTCGATCTCGGGGTCGGACATCGACGCTGAATTCAGGACGGTCGGCGAGGAGCCCTTCGACCGCTGGGAGGCTTTCCGAGCGCTTGAAGCCTGGATCGAGGAGAACCTCTGTGGTTAGCTGGCCTTTTCCATTTGGCGATCAACCCGACGGCACCTACCGCTCGATTGGGGAACCCGCTGTCGCTTTGGAAGAGATAGCCTCTCCGAGCCCTTCGGAGGTACCTCCGTTGCATTCGAAGCCTCGGGTTAAGGCTAACGTACCTGACTGGGCCTCCGATGCGCTCCGTGAGGCCGGGAAGTGCCCCGACGCCCGTTCGAGGCTCTGCGCCCAGTACGGCATCGACTACGCGACGCTCGTCGAGGGAGTACCGAATGCTGGGGTAGCTACGATGCGGATCGTGAACGCGCTCCGCCGTTCGTCGAAAAGCTGACCGTTCGTCGGACGACAGGGGTTGACAAATAGACAAGGTGTTTCACCGGTGTTATAATAGAGGTTCGTTAGTATTTAAACATCAACCGATAGAGGACTACAGATATGAAAGCATTCACACCCAGCAACCCGCGTGGCGAGCGGTACGGATTCGCGGCCTATGTTTTCTTTTTTCCGGTTTGGATTGCTCAAGACAGCATCCAGGTCCACATCGGCGTGCTTGACGACGATGGCGAATACGTCGTGATTAACCGGTGGGGGAAGGTCTCAGAGCGTCTTGAGCGCCTCCTTACCCCTGCAGATCGCAGGGAAATCGAGAGCAAGATTTCAGACCTTGTACGCGAGGAGTCGGAATACAGGCGTTGGGAGCACCTTGCGCCGAACGCGGTCAGGGCCTGACATCCACCGGGGCTTCGGCTCCACACCATCACCCTTTAACTCATAGAGGACTACAGACATGCAAGCATTCACACCCAGCAACACTGCCTTCAGCGTGGTTTCCTCCGTCGTTGTGGTCGGCATCGATCCTGAATACGCGGACTACGACAACCCGCGTGGCGAGCGGTACGGATTCGCGGCCTATGTTCGTGGCTGCAACGATCGTGGCGACACCTGCGAATTGCACGTGGCAACCGATCGGGACGAGGGAATCGCGTTAGCAAAGGCTAGCAAAATGGCCGATGCGCTCAACGTCCGCGCGAAAAGCCTGGGCAAGCTCCCAGTCGGGTTCGGCTCCTGGGCCACCGGTCGCCCCGTGTATGGGTCGGACGCCTACGTCGAGTGTGGACAGGCTGACGATGTGGCGCTCGAAGCGCGAGAATTGGCCGATGAAGGCTGGCGTTGATTTACCCCGGGGCTTCGGCACCACAGATTCACGAGGTGCAAGATGGCCAGGATGAGAGCACAGCAATGAGCGCGGAAAAGAACCTCTGGGGCTGGCTCGACCTGCGCCTCGGGGGTCATTGGTTCGCGCAGAGAGTCGAGAACGAAGTCGGACGCAACACCCCGGACGTGTGGTTCGCGCTGTACAAGCTCCGCGCGGTCTCGGGCTGGATCGAACTCAAGGTCCTCACCGACCTGCCCAAGCGCCCCGGCACCCCGCTCCGGCTCCCGAAGTGGACCCACGGGCAGCGCAATTGGGCGGTGTCCGCACAAAGGCATGGGGCTTGGTGTCTCCTGGGGTTGCAAGTGCTCGAACGCCAGGAATTCTTTTTGATCCCCGGGCATGAAGCAGCACGACTGGTCGAAACGCAGATGCCGTACGAGGAGACGCTGCACATACTCCGCGTACGAGGGCTGTGCATAGACCAAAAGACTTCACGTGAAACACAAACGCAACGACTAATTGACACGCTGCATCAGCCGTGGTAAGATTCGTGGATCCGCCCTCTTCGGGCGATGTGTGGTACCCTTGCCACACTGGCCGAGATAAGTCTCGTGCCGTCTTGGCAGCAGCCGAGAAGTGTTCCATCGTTCCATCATGATGGAACACAGATGGAACGGTCAGAAAGCTCCCTCTCGCCCCGTACGACGCACAAGAGAGCCAAGTGTTCCATTGTTCCACGCACATATACGTATATATTTTTGGTTCGAAAACCTGAATATGGGGGGATATGAGATGGAACGCTGGAACAGAAGAGGGTACTTGAAGAGAAGCCCCGAGAGACGGGGCTCTTGGACCAGTGGAATTGTTCCATCGCCGTTCCATTATGGTGGAACGATGGAACAGATATGATCACACCCGTACTACACCCGCAGACTTCCAGACGACAAGATATCGTCATCCACCACGCAGGGCTACACCTCGGTATCATACGTGAACGCATGAAAGGCAAGATCGAAACATTTCCTGGAACAGTTGCGGAACGTGTCGCTTTTGTGGTACACTTTGCGTCATGGCTGGAGTGAAAATCGAACCTTTGCCGGTGGTGGACGTCGACGCGGTGGGTGAAGAAACACTGCGGGAATACGGACGCCGCGCGGGGATAACGTACGCGATGCTTTACGAAATGGTGAAGCAGGACCGGGTTCGTTTTAAGGAGCGTGGAGTCGAGGACGACCCCGAATCGCTCAACTTTTGCATTCCGGGTGTTGAGGGTGTCGGACGGCTGCGCCGCTACGAGCGTACCAAAGCCTACCGTATGCTGCAGATTCTGGCCGAATTCAGGGACGGACCCGCGAACGCGAAGTTTTCTTTAAGACACGCGTACACGGCGGCTGAGGTCAGTCGTGGTGCGATGTCGACGTGGAGAGCTGAGCACCCGACCTTCGATCGTCTGATGGAAGACATCCAGCTCGAAATGGTCGACACGATGAAAGCCGAGGCCTACCGCCGTTCCGTGATTGGACACGACGAGCCGTTGGTGCACCAAGGTATGAAGACGGGTGAAACGATCAAGAAGTTTTCCGACACTTTGCTGCAGTTCACGCTGATGGGGTACGACGCGAAATTCCGAGCCAAAGACGTAAACGTCGCGTTGTCGGGCTCACTTAACCAGAATGTCAATATTGAGGGACTCCGTGATCGACTTGCCCAACGATTACAGGCGGTCGCCAAGTCGAAGGTACAAGGCGAAGAAAGCGCCGATTGATCCGCACAATTTCTCGGAGTTCGTATCCGAGATGAACGATCAAGAGGTGGTGGAGCTTTACTACGATTGGCCAACCTGGGCTCGACCCAATCAGATAGTCCCTCCTGGCGAGGACTGGACGATCTGGCTCATTCTCGCCGGTCGTGGGTGGGGCAAGACCCGGTGTGGTGGTGAATTCGTCCGGTTTCACGTGGAACGAAAGCTCGCTTCACGCGTCGCGCTTATCGCCGAAGACGCAGGGGACGCCCGGGACGTGATGATCGAGGGTGAATCCGGGCTGCTGGCCATATCGCACCCCTTTCAACGCCCGAATTGGGTGCCGTCCAAGCGCCGTCTCGAATGGCCCAACGGAGCGATGGCGACCATCTACTCGGACAACGATCCCGAGACGCTTCGAGGTCCGCAGCACGACCTGTTTTGGGTCGACGAACTTGCGAAGTTTCGTAACGCCAAAGAAATGTGGTCGAACTTGATGTTCGGTCTGCGCCTCGGCCAACGTCCGCGCGGTGTCGTCACTACGACGCCTAAGCCCATTCCAATCGTGCGTGAGCTGCTCGAAAGTCCGCGCGTATTCGTCACTTCAGGGACCACGCATGAGAATTTCGGAAACCTCGCCCCTACCTTTCGTGATGAAATCATCGCCCAGTATGAGGGAACTCGACTCGGACGCCAAGAGCTTTACGCCGAGGTTATCGACCCGGAAGATTACGGAATCGTCAAACGCGAGTGGTTCAAGCTTTGGGACTCCGATCGGCCATTCCCCGATTTCATGTTTATTGTGCAGTCCTACGATTGTGCTTACACCGAAAAGACTATCAATGACCCAACCGCATGTTCTGTCTGGGGAGTGTTCAGGCCGAGTGAAGATTCACCTATATGCGTAATGCTCATCGACTGCTGGGAGGAGTTTCTCGCCTACCCCGACCTGCGCCCCCGGGTGGTGAACGAGTACAAAGAGTCCGTGTACGGCGAACCCGGTAAAAAGACCGATTTGGTGCTGGTCGAGGAGAAAGCTTCAGGCATTTCGATCCTCCAGGATCTGCGCTACGCCGGGGTGCCTTGCCGTGGCTACAATCCGGGCAGAGCGGACAAAGTGCAACGGCTGCACATCGTGGCAAACATCGTCGCTTGTGGCCGGGTCTACATCCCCGAATCGGTTGTGCACCGGGGGCAACCGCGCGACTGGGCGGAGAAGCTTGTCTCCCAGATCTGCTCTTTCCCCGAGGCCGAGCGCGACGATCTGACCGACACCACCACGCAAGTGCTCCGGCTGTTAAAGGACATGGATTTCTTGCGTATCGACCCGGCCGAGGTTGCGCCGGATTACTACGACGACGAGCGTCCACGCAGGGTGAACCCTTATGCCCAATGATCTCCTTAAAACGGTCGGCGAGTATGTCAACCCCGAGGACCTGCTGACCTTGGCCGGACCGCTGGCCGGGTTAAAGCCCACGGCCGGGATCACCGCCGCGTTGTACGCGCCGAGCTTAAACGAAAGCGAGGCCGAGGAGTTAGAAAAGCTTCGCGCGATGCGCCCTCCCGTCCCCGTCGCTGCTCCCGTTGCTCCACGTGAAACAGCACAGACCCTGGAAATGCGCGATTTCATGAATCGACTCCGGTACGAGCAGTTCGTGGGAGACCTGCGCCAGAAGTACGGACAACATGCCGATTTAATTCTTCAAGGGCTGATTAAGCAAGGGTTGCAGGACGAAGCGCAACAAGCCCGGATGATCGGTCCACGTGCCAAGCCTCCCGCCCCTCCCGCTGCACGGCACGAGATGACTGTACCCGTAGGACGGTTCCGGAGGTACGCCGAGGGCGGCATGATCGAGCATATGACGCCGGACATGTCTGATGGTGGTCGGATGATCTACACCGATTTGCTCGATTCCTACGCCGGGGGTGGTGGCGTCAAGGGAAAGACCGTACAGCAGATGGCGGACGAATTGCTCACCAAAGGCCTGAAGACCCCAGACCTGTCCAGGCGTGGTTTCATGCGACTGCCCGATCTCGATGGTCCCAAGGAGTCAAAGCTTCCGGTACCCGCCAAAGACATGGAGCGTTACCAGACCGAGAAAACCACGGTAGACCCCCTGTCGGGGTCGGTGGAGAAAGTGGTTGAAAAAGTAGCGCAAACGCCGGTGTCCAGGCGTCAGATGTTGCAGGGCGCACTCGCCCAAGCCGCGCGAAGGGTAATGCCTTCTGTGGCTATGCAGCCTGTGAGGGATATGGCGTCCGAGGTGGTAAAGACTGTGATGAAGCCCATCCCCGCGCCCTCGATCGGTGGATTGGTGGCACAAGGGTTAAAGATGGGAATGGACGAGGACGAAATCCTGCGTTTTGTGCAAAGTGCGATGCCTGGGGCTGACCCTGAGAAACTGGCCGGGGATTTGTACTACTTACCAGGAATTATGCGCGATCCGTACGATTACTTTGAGGACATGGGTGATGAGCCGCTCATGAAAATTTTCGGAAAGTTGGTGTCGCCTTACCAAGAATCGCCGATGGCACTTCGTCGTACGATGCGCGACATTCGAGCGTTAGACCCAGAAAAATACGATGAGTTGAAATCAGTGGCTCGCGATATTAAAATGTCGAATCTGGAAGACTAAGGACCCAATATGGCCACTAGTACTTTCCCTCAACAGCAGCCAGCGATGATTCCGGGACCGGAGGACACCGAAGGCCTGATGGTCGACTTAGAAGATGAATTTGCGGAGATCGAGGAGCAGCCCGATGGCTCGGCGATCGTCCGGATGCGAGAATTTGCGGGACCCGAGGAAGACCCGGATTTCTACGAGAATTTGGCGGAGTCGGTACCTTCGTGGGAACTGTCGAAGCTCGCGTTGAAAATGATCGACCTGATCAAGGCAGACAAGGAAGCGCGGAAGGAACGCGACAAGCAGTACGAAGAGGGGATTCGGCGCACGGGGTTAGGGAAAGACGCCCCGGGTGGTGCGAACTTCGAGGGTGCGTCCAAGGTCGTGCACCCGGTGATGGCCGAAGCCTGCGTGGATTTCGAATCTAGGGCGATCAAAGAGCTTTTCCCGCCGGACGGTCCTGTGCGGACGAATGTGGTGGGGGACATCACCGAGGAGCAAAAGAATCGGGCCGAGCGCAAGCGCGATTTTATGAACTGGCAGCTTACGAATCAGATCGTAGAATTTCGCGACGAGCAAGAGCAAATGCTCACGCAGCTGCCGCTCGGCGGCTCTCAATTTCTGAAGCTGTGGTACGACCCGCAAAAGAAACGTCCCTGTGCCGAGTTCGTCCCGATCGACAACCTGATTATCCCTTACGCGGCGGGGAGCTTCTACACCGCAAACCGCTGCGCCGAGATGCAGGACATCACCGAGCAGATGTTTAATGATCGAATCGAAGCGGGGCTTTACCGCGACATTTCGGTCACGAGGGTCGCCGAGGAGCCGGAGCTTACCGACCCCGAAAAGGCGAACCAAAAGGTCGAGGGCAAGACCTGGACCGACGACGAGGATGGGCTCCGGCGTGTGTACCACGTGATGGTGAACATGTCCTGCGAGTGGGACTCGTTTTGCGACGGCGAAATCGCCCCTTACATTTTGATGATCGACGAGCAGACGACCGACGTGGTCGGCTGGTATCGGAATTGGGAGGAGGGGGACGACACGCGGACGAAGCTCGATTGGATCATCGAGTTTAAATTTATCCCCTGGCGTGGGGCGCTGGCAATCGGGTTCCCACATTTGATCGGCGGGATGTCGGCCGCACTCACCGGGTCGCTCCGGGCGCTGCTCGATACGGCGCACATCAATAACGCGGCGACGATGTTAAAGCTCAAAGGCGCGAAGATTTCGGGCCAGAGTCAAAACGTCGACGTGACTCAGATCACCGAGATCGAGGGTGCACCAGGGGTGGACGACATCCGAAAGATCGCGATGCCGATGCCCTTTAACCCGCCATCCGAGGTGCTATTTAAGCTCATGGGGTGGTTGACCGACGCCGCAAAAGGCGTGGTGACCACGAGCGAAGAAAAGATCGCCGATATCGCCTCCACGGCTCCAGTCGGCACCACTCAGGCGCTAATCGAGCAAGGCGCGGCGGTGTTCAGCGCGATCCACGCCCGGTTGCACGAGTCCCAAAAGCGGGTGCTGATGGTGCTGCAGCGCATCAACCGCTGGTACCTCGATGAAATGCTAATGCACGATGTCCCGCCGGAACTTGAAGTAAAACGCGAGGACTTCAATCGGAATTCGGACGTCATCCCAGTGTCGGATCCACACATCTTCTCTGAGACGCAGCGCATGGCACAGAACCAAGCGGTGCTGGCGTTGATGGAGAAAAACCCAGACATTTTTGATCGACGCGCGGTGGTCCACCGGGTGTTGAAACAAATGAAGGTGCCGAATATCACCGAAATCATGCCTGCCGTGGCCGAGCCGATGGAGATTAATGCGGCAGAAGAAAACGGAGCAATGTCGATCGGACGAGCAGCGTTCGCGTACCCGCATCAAAACCACTTGGCGCATATTCAAGCGCATTTGGATTTCGCGAAGAACCCAATGTTTGGCGCGAACCCGTTGATCGCTCCGGTTTTTTTGCCGATGATGGTCGAGCACATCAAACAGCACGTGATCCTTTGGTACTTGGGGCACATGAATGGATATGTTGAGAAAGCACTTGGCAAGAAGCCCACCGATTACGATGTTGCTGGGATAACGGGCGAGGTGGATAAGCTTTACGCGTTAGCTTCACAGCACGTGATGATGGACAGCAAGGAGGCCTTCGCAAAAGTCATGCCTGTTATCCAGCAGATTCAGCAGGTGTTGCAGCAATTGAAACCCAAGCCCCCGATGGATGGTGGCGATCAAGTGATTCTCGAAACTTCAATGGCTGAAACTAAGCGTCGCGCCGAGGAGGATAAAGCGCGACTAATGCTGGATGCCGAGACCGAGAAGGGTCGCCTTGCGCTAGACGTCGAGAAGATCCGTCTAAATGCCTTGGCCAAAAATCGGCAGCAGCAAATCGACATCGCGCTCAACGCCAGTGATAATCTGTCCGAGGAGCGAATCAAGTCCGCAGAACTTACGCACGATGCGCAAAGACTGCAAACCGAGCAGCTCGAAACTGCTCTCACCGCGCAGGAAAGCGCACAACGTTCACTAAGAGGCAAAAATGGCTAATACCTCGTACGAAATCAATGCGTCGAAAATGAATCTTCCGTACCACAAACGGATTGCAATGGGCGAGAAGCTCGACGGCTCGTCCCTGCAGTTAAAGGGTAGCTCCGAGCCCCCCGCCAAGAAGTCAACGGGCAGTGCGCTGTCTTCTATGAAGAAGAAGTAAAGCATGCGTTACGTCTCGGACTTCGTCGAGGCTTTGAAGTACGAGCAACAACGCTTGCGCGATGCAATGGCCGCAGGAACTCCTGCGACTTTTGAGGCCTACCAACGCCTAGTTGGACAGAATCAAGGGCTTGAAAAAGCTTTGGACATTTTAAATAATCT